TCTCCCAGAGTTGATGGAAAAGATTTATAATGAACGTGTAATCTTTAAAAAGAAAATGCTTGCGGCAGAGCAAGAATACGAAAAGACCAAGAACAAGGAGTTAGTTAAGGAGATTGCTCGTTGCAATAACATTCAGATGGCACGTAAGATTCAATTGAACTCTGCCTATGGTGCGATTGGTAATCAGTATTTTCGTTATTTTAAGCTTGCAAATGCCGAAGCAATTACTTTGTCTGGTCAAGTTTCAATTAACTGGATCATGAATAAGGTAAATGCTTATCTAAACAAAATTCTTAAGAGTACAGATGTTGATTACGTTATTGCTTCGGATACTGATTCTCTTTACGTTAATATGGGTCCTTTGGTTGAGAGTGTATACAAAGGAAGAGAGAAAACTACTCAAAGCGTTGTTTCGTTCCTTGATAAGGTCTGTCAGGTGGAATTTGAAAAGTATATTGAAAATTCTTACGAAGAACTGGCGGAATATGTGAATGCTTATGAGCAAAAAATGATCATGAAGCGTGAGTGTATTGCCGAACGTGGTATTTGGACTGCAAAGAAGCGATACATTTTAAGTGTGTGGGATAGTGAAGGTGTTCGTTATGCTGAACCCAAACTTAAAATTAAAGGTATTGAAGCAATTAAATCTTCTACACCTGCCCCTTGTCGTAAGATGTTGAAAGAATCTTTTAATATCTTAATGAGTGGTACTGAAGATGATATGATTAAGTTTATTGATCAATGTCGTGAGGAGTTTAAATCCCTTCCCCCAGAACAAATTGCATTTCCTAGAACTGCATCTGATGTTCGTAAGTATCATTCTTCTTCCAATATTTACGCACCTAAAACTCCGATTCAAGTTCGTGGTGCATTACTGTTCAATCATTATATAAAACAGAAAAATCTTACCAATAAGTATTCTCTGATTAATAATGGTGAAAAGGTTAAGTTCATTTTTCTAAAGAAACCAAATATTATTCAGGAAAATGTAATCTCATTTATTCAACAATTTCCTACTGAACTTGGTCTTGACAAATATATTGATTATGAATTACAATTTGAGAAAGCATTCTTGGATCCACTCAAAACAATTTTGAATATTATTGGGTGGAAAGAAGAAAAAACCGTAAACCTTGAATCATTTTTTTCCTGATGGATTTGCCTATTAATGACGAAGAATTAAATACAATCGTGAGTGCTTTAACTCTGGGTGGAAACACTGCACTTTATCAAAAATTAAAATTGGTAAAGGAACTTAAAGAACAAGGTTTGCCTTACAAAAAAATACTTCGTGAAGAGTATGGTATGGTAGCATGATAACATTACCAATAACAGATAAAGATCTAATTATTATTATGGAATTGTTGGAAAGGAACAAAGACAAGCATAAAGACTTGTACGCAAAACTATGGTCGTTTAAATTTCAAAGGAATACTAAAAATGGATTTTCTTAAAGATATCGTAAAAGAAATTGGTGGTGAGTATACACAACTTGCTTCCGACATTGATGAGACTGAAACTTATGTTGATACGGGTTCATACATTTTTAATGCACTGGTTTCAGGTAGCATATTTGGTGGTGTATCTGGGAATAAGATTACTGCTATTGCTGGAGAGTCTTCTACTGGAAAAACTTTCTTCAGCCTCGCCGTTGTTAAGAATTTTCTTGATACCAATCCCGATGGTTATTGTCTCTACTTTGATACTGAAGCTGCTATTACTAAATCTTTACTAGAATCTCGTGGAATTGATACTTCTCGTCTTGTGGTTGTCAATGTTGTTACTGTTGAAGAGTTTCGCGGAACGGCGCTTAAGGCAGTAGATATGTATATGAAAAAACCAGAAGCAGAACGCAAACCTTGTATTTTTGTACTAGACTCTTTGGGTATGCTTTCAACCAGTAAAGAGATTAATGATGCTCTGAATGACAAAGAAGTTCGGGACATGACCAAATCCCAACTCATTAAAGGTGCATTCCGTATGCTTACTCTTAAGTTAGGGCAGGCAAAAATTCCAATGATTGTGACTAATCATACTTATGATGTGATTGGCGCTTATGTTCCTACTAAGGAAATGGGTGGTGGTAGTGGTCTTAAATACGCTGCTTCTACTATCATTTATCTCTCAAAGAAAAAGGAGAAAGATGGAACAGAAATTATTGGAAATATCATTAAATGTAAGACTGCTAAGTCACGTTTAAGTAAAGAAAATCAAGATGTTGAAGTACGTTTGTATTATGATGAACGTGGACTAGATCGTTATTACGGTCTTCTAGAACTTGGTGAATCTGTAGGTATGTGGAAGAACGTTGCTGGACGTTATGAGATCAATGGCAAAAAGATCTACGGTAAGGAGATTCTCAAAAATCCTGACCAATATTTTACCGAAGAAGTAATGCAGCAACTTGATGCTGCCGCGAAACAACAATTCTCTTATGGAACGAATTGAGACAACCATTCTCAGAAATTTAGTATTTAATGAAGACTACTCACGCAAGGTCATACCTTTCATTCAACCAGATTATTTTGAGCAAAAGGTCGAAAAGGTTATTTTTGAGGAGATTGTTCAATTCATTGTTAAGTATGGTTCAGCGATCACAATTGAAGCACTCAACATTGAGGTAGAAAATCGCACAGATTTGACTGAAGAACAAATTAAAGAAATCAGAGAAATTAATAAAAATTTGAATGATTTCCCTGCAGATAAGCAGTGGTTACTTGATACTACTGAAAGATGGTGTCGTGATCGTGCTATTTACTTAGCACTTATGGAATCTATCCATATTGCCGATGGAAATAATGACAAAAAGAATCGGGATGCAATTCCCAATATTCTTTCAGATGCTCTCGCCGTATCTTTTGATAATAATATTGGACATGACTATTTACAAAACTATGAAGAAAGATATGAGTTTTACCACAGAAAAGAAGACAAAATTGAATTTGATCTTGAATACTTCAATAAAATCACGAAAGGTGGTCTCCCTAACAAAACTCTTAACATCGCTCTTGCTGGTACGGGTGTCGGAAAATCTCTATTCATGTGCCATGTGGCTAGCTCCGTCTTGCTCCAAGGACGGAACGTTCTGTACATTACGTTGGAAATGGCAGAAGAACGCATTGCTGAAAGAATTGATGCAAACCTTTTAAATGTGCCAATTCAACAATTAATTGATCTTCCACGTTCAACATTTGAAAATAAAGTAACTGGTATTGTAAAAAAGACACAGGGATCTTTAATTATTAAGGAATATCCAACCGCTTCTGCACATTCTGGTCACTTTAAGGCACTTCTCAATGAACTTGCTCTTAAGAAGTCATTTCGACCTGATATTATTTTCATTGATTATCTCAATATTTGTGCTTCTAGTAGGCATAAGGCAAACAGTTCTATCAATTCTTATTCGTATATTAAGTCAATTGCAGAAGAACTTCGCGGTTTAGCAGTAGAATTTAATGTTCCTATTGTATCTGCCACCCAGACTACTCGCAGTGGTTATGGAAATTCTGATGTGGAACTGACTGATACTTCAGAATCCTTTGGTCTTCCTGCTACTGCCGATCTTATGTTTGCTCTTATTAGTACTGAAGAACTTGAGCAGTTGGGACAGATTATGGTAAAGCAACTGAAGAACCGATACAATGACCCTACTATCTACAAGCGTTTTATTGTTGGTATTGATAGGGCAAAAATGAGACTTTATGATTGTGAACAAACTGCCCAGAAAGACATACTTGACAGTGGGGGGGATAATGAGTATAATGATTACGAAGACAAAAAACCTAAAAAAACGTTTGAAGGATTTAAATTTTAATGGAAACTGCTAAACACGTTAATTTTGATAAGTATGTTGAGTTTGTAGATGCTGTAACTTCTGATGCATCTAAGGATTTTGTTTCCCTTTCTGATCGTTTGGTTGAACTTGATGAGAAGGGTGCTAATATTGAACGACTTCTGACTGCTGCAGTTGGTATTAATGCTGAAGGTGGTGAGTTTATGGAAATCGTTAAGAAGATGGTCTTTCAAGGTAAACCTTATAATGAAGACAACCGTGATCATCTGATCATTGAATTAGGTGATATTATATGGTATGTTGCTCAGGCATGTATGGCACTTGGAGTGTCCCTTGATGATGTAGTTGCTAAAAATGTTCAAAAACTTCTCAAGCGTTATCCTGAAGGCGCTTTTGACGCTTATTTCTCCGAAAACCGTTCTGCTGACGACCGATGACTAAAGAAAAACAAGTAACAATTAAAATGGATGTTCGTTCTGCTGCTGCAGTTCGACAAATACTTTTTGAATCTCAAAAGGGATATACTTATAATACAGAAAGTGTTCCTCCACGTATTTCTGATATTCGTGCAGTAATTCAAAATCTTGATGATAGTATTGGTGCTTTTCTTGGTGTTTAATAAATAATTTAAAAAAATGTCTCTAATTGGCAAAAGAAAAGGAAGACCAACCACAAGAATGCAGTTTGATGTTATTCTTAAAAAATTTATTGTCTTCCTTAAAAGAGAACTTCGTTTAACATATGATATTCCATATGTACTCATAGACGACTCTGATTTTGCCAAAAAGAATATGACTTTTGGCATGATGAATGGGGAAATACTTTATATTAGTATTATTAACCGTCATCCTATAGATATATTGAGAACAGTATCCCATGAATTTGTACATTATAAACAAGTTGTAGAAGGCAAAAAAATCTCATCAAATCCTGGAAGTCCTGCTGAAAACGAAGCAAATGCAAAAGCAGGAGAAATCATAAGAAAATATGGTAAACTTCATCCAGAATTATTTGATCTAATGTCAATTAGATAGTATAATTCTTTTATTGGGGATATAGCTCAGTTGGTAGAGCGCGGTCTTTGCAAGGCTGATGTCAGGAGTTCGAGTCTCCTTATCTCCATATTACTAAATACTTTATATTGTGTGTAGAAGTATACTTATATAAAGTAATGAAATTATTCTCAAAATTTATTACAGAAGCAACCGCAGCTTCTCAACAAGCAAAAAGATTAGGTCTTGTTGGAGATGGTCATGGTGGTTGGTATAATAGAGCAACTGGTGAATTTGAGGCTAAAACAGTTGGTGGTGGATTGCAGTATTATAATAAGAGGCAAAGAGTACCTGGAAAAGATCCAGCACAGACACCAAAAGAAAAACAAATTGCTTCTCCTGGGTACAGTGATCCTACGATGACTCAACAAGTTCAGCAGGTCCAGCAAGTACCTCAAGAACAGATTCCTCAAGAGCAAATACCTCAGGAAGAAATTCCTCAAGAACAAGTTTCACAAAGTTTTCTTCCCGTTGAAAAAACAAAAGATACATTAACAATTGTATTTGGTAGATTTAATCCTCCTACAGTTGCACATCAAGAATTGATGGATACTGCAGCACAAATTGCAGCAGAAGAAGGTGGTGAATATGTGATAGTTCCTTCACGTAGTTTTGATCCCAAAAAGAATCCATTAGATCCTGATACAAAGATATTTTTTATGAGAAAATTATTTCCAGATCATGGGGAAAGAATAGTAAATGATCCTAATCAAATTACAATTTTTGATACTCTCAAAAAAGTGCATAATGATGGGTATTCATCTGTAAGAATTGTATGTGGAACTACAAGAGTAAAAGAATTTGAGAATTTAGCAAACAATTATAATGGACAGTTATATTTGTTTGATATGATTGAGGTTTTACCTGTTGGTGAAATTGATGCTGATGGAAAGGAAGTAGATGGAATAACTTCATCCAGACTAAGACTTGCTGCTGCTGAAGGTGACCTGGTTACCTTTAGAAATTTAATACCACAATCAATACCAAGAAAAGAAATTATTCAACTTTTTGACTTAGTTCGTCAAGGTATGGGAATTGAAGAAATACAGCAAGAAGGATATAACTTATGGGAAATTGCACCAAAGTTTGATTTACAATCATTGAGAGAAAATTATGTTTCTGGAAATATTTTTAAAGTTGGTACTATAGTTGAAAATTTAAATACTGGTCTTTCTGGAAGAATTATTCGTAGAGGAACTAATTATTTAATTTGTGTTACTGAAGATGGTATGATGTTTAAGTCATGGATTAAAGATGTTTCTGAAGCGTATACTGAAAAGCATATGTCCAGAAAAATGAGAGTTCCTGGAAAAAGAAATACTTTAATCGGAACTGATGGATATAGAAAAAATGCAATGGAAGTTATGGGAATTTCTAGTATAAAGAATTTCATAAATAGAAATAGAAAAAAGTAAAGTAAAAAGTTTTCTCATGAAAAAGCATATTGCTGAAGATTTACCTGCAAGAAAATTCCCACAGGCGTCTTTATCAAAAGGTGGTGGTGATAGAGACTCCCAAGGTGGTGATAGAGACTCACAAGGTGGTGAATCTAAAACTCCAGAAAAAAGAGTTAGACAAGCGGTTTATGATATTAAGTACCGTGCAAGAAGAGAAAATATTCCTTTAAGATCCGCATACACTCAATATATGCAGAACAGCTCTATGTCAGAGCAAGAAAAGTCTATGGTAAGAGAGAAACTTTTTGGAAAGGGTGGAATTGTAAAAGAATCATATTTGGAAGGAGTTTCTGATTTAGCATCTTTTTCTGTTGCAAAAGCATTATATAATGTTTTTGTAGAGAAGAAAAATGATGTTGTTGATTATGATCAACTTAAAGATGAATTAGAAGAAGCATCACAGGGCAACAAATATAATTCTGGTGATAAGAAGTATAAAGTGAGAGTCACTGATAAAAATGGAACATCTTATGTTAGATTTGCAACTCGTGAAAAGATTAATTCATTAAGGGCAAATCCAAATATTGAATCTGTTGAAATGACTGGATATGGTCAACCTTATGAAGGTGAAAGAACTAAAGGTGAAATGACTGCATCAGCAACAGCAGGTAAGGATTATGATGGCGATGGTAAAAAAGAAAGCCCTGCAAAAGAATATCGTGGTGCAGTTCACAATGCAATCCAGCGCAAAAAAGGTGGTGTACCCGATGGTAAAGATACTTCAAGTGTGAAAGAAGAATTTCTTGGGGAAGTAAAAAAAAATAATAATTCCGAAAAAAAAGTTTATGATGTAATGAAAGGTAAAAATAATGTTGTAATTTCTCCTAGTGATGGTGTAAATGAGAGTTCTTATTCTAAATTTCTTGGTTTATTAAATGAAAGAGAAATGACTAAAAGTGAGGTTACTAAAGAAAAAAAATTGAAAAAAAAGTATGATAAATCTGGAATGAAAGCATCTATGAAGAAGCAATATGGTGAAAAGGGTGAAGATGTATATTTTGCAACTATTCGTAAGCAGGCAATGAAAGAAGAGTCTTGTGGAACTGATAAAAAAACTGAGGATGATTCAAGATCAATGCCAACTAAAGTTTCTAACTTTAAAAATAAATTGAGAGCGATGGGTCTCAAGATGTCTTATGAACCAGAAGGTGAGGTTCTTGATGAAAGAAGAAGAGAAGATGCGGGTAAGCCAAGACCTAAAAGAAATCCTGCTATAGAAGCAATAAAAAAATCTCCAGAAGGTAAGGGATTAATGACTAAAGGTGGTAGAATTCGTGCTAAGCATGAAGCAGAAAGAGGAGTACCTGAAAGAGATCGTCCTTCAGAAAGAGAAGAAACAACAGCAGATAGAGTTGCTACAAAGAGACAAAGAAGATCTGCAGAATTATCAAGGAGAGAAAGAGGAGAAAGAGAAGAAGAAAGAAGACGTAGACTTGCTTGATCCTAAATAGGACAGGATACTCTTCACACGGAGGACATTATGGACGCAGTTGTAGTAGTGGTAAAACCACTTCTCCTTAAAATTGCAACACATCCTGCAGTTAAAAATCTTGTGATTGAACTTCTTGAAAAGTATGTAAATACAACTGATAATAGTATAGATAATATGATTCTTTCTACAGTTAAAGAATTACTCTTTAAACCACAAGAATGATTACTTGTTTTGTAACTAACTGGGGAGTAACCATTGTTCTTGGTCTATTACTAACTACTTCTGAGTGGTTGGCAAAAACAAAAAGATTTGAAGAAAATGGATTACTTGATTTAACAGCAAACTTTTTAAGGATAATTTTGCATAAAGGAGACAAAAAGTAAAGGTCTCCTTTTTTTATAAATATCAATATAAAGAAATTATAGGGTAAGAAACATGGCTCTTTGGGGCAATAGAGATTCTTTAAGCAATCTGACTGGAACTATAACAATCAATCTTGATACGAAAACGGTAACCGGTAGTGGTACAACTTTTGTAACTGCTGGTATTTCTGCCGGAGATATTCTTGTAATTGGTATTGGAGCTACTTACGGTCAAGCAGTAATTAGTGGAATAACCTCTGCTACTATATTATCAATTGGTTCAACCCAATTCATCACTGGAATAGGAACCGCTGGGTTTGGAGCAACTGTTGGAGTTGCTTACACTGTAACTGAAAAACCAAAATATACTTTAGAAGATGGTCAGTATTTTGCACCAGATGTAAAATCAAATAGATTTTCTGCTGTATTTGGTGTAGATACTGCCGAGCAAACAGTTGCAAATGCTGCTACTGGCAATGCTCGTAAGTATGCACCTGCTCACGCTGGATGGGTAGGAGTTACTACTTACACTGATATGCACGGAAATCTAAGAGTTAAAACGGAAACTCTTGTTGCTATGGGTAAAGATTCTAGTAATAGTGGTGGTATTATTAATGACGCTGCCGATGATATTAGATATCCAGATGCTTGATAATATGGTATGAGATTTGAAGAACTGAATAAAGATAATTATTTAATATTTGCTATAAAATATTATGATAATCCTCAATCTGTGACAAAAGAAGATTTTGATAACGATTTGAAAAGATTTAAATACGTAAAGAGACTTTTAAATCGATATAAAAATACAAAAAATAATGATGATTTAAAAGTTCATTTGATATTAAATCATCTTATAGTATTGTTTAATGTTTTTAATGATGCAACTGTTCCACTGTTGTTTTATAATTTAGAACAATCTCATTGGTCAATAATCAAAAGTTTTTTAATTTTTTTGAATCGTATACCAGAATATCCAAAAACTTTTATTGATACAATTCAAGAAGATCAAGACTGTCTCGCATTATTGCAGGTAATTTAATGGATAAAATAGACAAACTTATTTCTATTGTTAGAGATATACGTGAAGAAATGACTATGACAACTGCAAGCACTTCCGGTAAAGCTGGATTTGGTGGAAGTGCTCAAGGATTTGATCCTGGACCAACTGCTGGTTATGATAAACCTTTATTTGATGGAAGAAGTAAGATTGCTAGAAGACTTCCTCCACCTTATAAGAATGCATTAATAAATTCTAAGAAAAAGAAAAAAGGAAAGTAAAATGTTTTCACAAGAATCAAAACTAGCGGTTCTTGAATCAAAACTCGGTATTTATGAGGATCTCTCCCGCGAGATGTTATCAAAATTAGAAGCAGCAGTTGATAAGATTTCCGAAGGTAATTCGCGTATTGCTACAATTCTTGCAAAGCATGATGAAAGAATAGAACAAAGTATGAAAAATGATGCTCTTCTTGTTAAGATGATAGATGAGATGAAAGAAGATAATGATAAAGAACATAAAGGAATAGAAGAAAGATTTGATAAAATTGATGAAAAAATAGAAGATCTTAAAAAATTTAGATGGCAAGCAGGTGGTATACTTGCCTTTGTAATCGTGCTTATTGGGGTTATTAATGCATTTGTCCCCAAGTTCTTGACAGCACAACCCCAGCAGGTTATAATAGAGCGCACGAACTGATACCCTTTATAATGGATTTGATTGACTCCAAGTACATTGGATTAGTTTCATCAAGATTGCAAAAATTCAAGAGGGTCAAGGCAGATCTCTACAACTTTCGCTGCCCTCTTTGTGGCGATTCGCAGAAGAATAAAAATAAAACAAGAGGGTATATTTATCCAGTCAAGAACAATACAAACTTTAAGTGCCATAATTGCGGTGCAAGTTTATCCTTTAATAACTTTCTTAAAGAGTTAGATCCCACTCTTCATAAGCAATACATTCTAGAAAAATTTAAAGAAGGTCATACTAGAGGAGTTGGACAAGAAAACTCCTTTGTTGTGGACAAACCAAAATTTGAATTTAAAAAACCAGTCTTTAAAAAATCTTTGGATTTACCTAAGGCATCTGAAAATCCTATTGCTAGAGAATATCTGGAGAAGAGAAAATTAAATCCAGAAAAGTTTTATTATGCTGACAAATTTAAACAATGGACGAATACTCAAAAACATACATTTGATATCATTGGTAGAGATGAATGTCGCATTATTATACCAATGTATGATACTGATAACAATCTGATTGGATTTCAAGGAAGATCACTCATCCCAAACTCTGTTAAATATATCACTGTGATGCTTAATGAGGAGTCACCTAAAATTTATGGGTTGGACAAAATTGATACTTCGAAATCCATTTACATTGTTGAAGGACCCTTCGATTCCACGTTTGTACAAAATGCTGTTGCTATGTGTGGGTCCGACATTGATATTAGGTCGTTTGGTTGGCGCGATTATATTTACGTTTTTGATAACGAACCACGTAATCGAGAAATCGTCAACCGAATATCAAAAACCATCGACAGAGGTGATAAAGTAATTATTTGGCCAGCAACAATTCATCAAAAAGATATTAATGATATGGTGCTCGCTGGACTTAACGTTACAGATGTGTTAAAATCAAATATCTACTCTGGTCTAGAAGCAAAAATCAAGTTTAACAATTGGAAGAAAGTATGAGCAACGGAACAAAAGTTATTAAAAGAAACGGTAAAACAGAACCTCTAGATCTCAACAAACTTCATGTAATGGTTGAGGAATCTTGTAAAGATTTGGCAGGAGTATCAGCATCTCAGGTTGAAATGAAGTCTGGTATTCAATTTTATGATGGTATTACAACTGCTGAAGTTCAAGAAATTTTAATTAGATCTGCATCTGATTTAATTGATTTGGATCATCCTAATTATCAGTTTGTTGCTGCTCGTCTTCTTTTATTTGCAATTCGAAAACAAATTTTTGGACGTATGCATGAATGTCCTACCGTCAAAGAACATATTGTAAATTGTATAGATAAGGGTGTATATGATACGGATATTTTAAATTTTTATAGTGATGAAGAATTTGATAAACTTCAGTCGTATATTGATCATAGTCGTGACTATATGTTCACTTACGCAGGTTTACGTCAGGTCGTTGACAAGTACCTTGTGCAAGATAGAAGCACTGGTGCTTTATATGAAACGCCACAATTTATGTACCTTCTAATTGCGGCAACTATATTCTCCAAGTATCCTAAAGAGACACGTTTAGATTACGTTAAGAAGTACTACGATGCAATCTCAAAGCACAAGATCAACATCCCAACACCAATCATGGCGGGAGTGCGAACGCCACTTAGACAATACGCTAGTTGTGTTCTTGTTGATGTTGATGACACCCTCGATAGTATCTTTACTAGCGATATGGCTATTGGCAGATACGTTGCACAGAGGGCGGGAATCGGCATCAACGCTGGTCGTATCCGTGGCATCAACAGCAAAATCCGAGGTGGAGAAGTTCAACACACAGGTGTTGTACCATTTCTCAAGAAGTTTGAAGCAACTGTCAGATGTTGCACGCAAAATGGCATACGAGGTGGATCCGCGACGGTCCACTTCCCCATCTGGCACCAAGAAATAGAGGATATCCTAGTATTAAAAAATAACAAAGGAACTGAAGATAATCGTGTTCGTAAGTTAGATTACAGTATTCAAATCTCTAAACTGTTCTATGAACGATTTATCAAGAACGAAGAAGTTTCACTCTTCTCCCCACACTCAGTTCCTGGTCTGTATGATGCTTTTGGAACTGATGCTTTTGACGAGTTATATGTACGTTACGAACGAGATGAGTCTATTCCTAGAAAGACTATCGGAGCTCAAGAACTCTTTTTGGACCTCCTGAAAGAACGTGCGGAAACTGGTCGTATTTACATTATGAATATTGACCACTGCAATTCTCACTCTTCTTTTATTGATAAAGTAGAGATGAGCAATCTGTGTCAAGAAATTACTCTTCCAACTAAACCTCTTCAACATATTGATGATACTGATGGTGAAATCGCTCTGTGCATCCTTAGTGCAATTAATGTCGGAAAACTCAGAGACCTTGAAGATCTTGAAGTTCTCTGCGATCTTTCTGTTCGCTCTCTTGATGAACTTATTGATTTTCAGGGATACCCAGTTAAAGCAGCAGAAATTGCCACCAGAGCACGTCGTTCACTTGGTATAGGTTATATTGGTCTTGCACACTACCTTGCTAAGCATGGTGAGCATTATGATGATCCTGGTGCTTGGAAACTAGTTCACGATCTTACTGAGGCATTTCAATACTATCTGATTCAGGCAACGGTTAACCTTGCAAAAGAAAAGGGTGCTTGTGAATATTCTCATCGTACTAAGTATGGGCAAGGTATTCTTCCTATTGATACTTATAAAAAAGATGTTGACGAAATAGTACCCAACGAGTTAAAATATGATTGGGAAACTCTTAGAGTACAGGTTAAGCAGTACGGTGTTAGGAACAGCACGTTGTCCGCACAAATGCCTTCGGAGAGCAGTTCCGTTGTGTCAAATGCAACTAATGGAATCGAACCTCCTCGCGGATACTTGTCCATTAAAAAATCGAAGAAAGGACCCCTTAAGCAAATTGTTCCACAATATCAATCACTTAAGAACAACTATACTCTTCTTTGGGATATGCCTAGTAATCGCGGTTATATCCATATTGTTGCAATAATGCAAAAATTCTTCGATCAAGCAATTTCTGGAAATTGGTCCTATAATCCAGAAAATTATCCCGATAATGAAGTTCCAACCTCAGTTATGGCACAAGATCTATTGACTACATATAAGTACGGCTGGAAAACCAGTTACTATCAAAATACCCATGACATGAAGAATGATGAGGTTGAAGAAACCCGTCAGTCTCTTGAAGATTTAATTTCTCAACTAGAAAACGCAGAGGAGGAAGATTGTGAGTCTTGTAAGATTTAAAACAGGTTTGGAGGAAAAACCCATGGTCGATTCCATGACAGTTTTTAACTCAAACGAAGTAGACACCAAAAAGCAACCTATGTTTTTTGGTCAACCACTAGGAATTCAAAGATACGATTCTTACAAATATCCAATCTTCGATAAACTAACAACACAGCAATTAGGTTACTTCTGGAGACCTGAAGAGGTTTCTCTTCAAAAAGATCGTAGTGATTATCATATGCTACGTCCAGAGCAAAAACATATCTTCACCAGCAACCTAAAGTATCAGGTTATGTTGGATTCTGTTCAGGGAAGAGGACCTGGTATGGCGTTCGCGCCTTACTGCTCTCTTCCTGAACTAGAAGCATGTATGAAAGTTTGGGAATTTATGGAGATGATCCATTCCCGTTCATATACTTATATCATCAAGAATGTTTATTCAGACCCCTCCGAGGTCTTTGATACGATTCTAAAAGAAGATCGTATTATGGAACGTGCTGTAAGTGTTACACAAGCATATAATGACTTTATCAATGCAGCACATCGTTATGATAATTCTGATGAATGGCAACATGCATTAGAACAAGTTCCATACGCACAAGAGGCAAGGTATGAACTCAAGCGCAAATTATTCAGAGCAGTTGCAAACGTTAATATTCTTGAAGGTATTCGTTTTTATGTCAGTTTTGCTTGCAGTTTTGCATTTGGCGAACTCAAACTTATGGAAGGAAGTGCCAAAATCATCTCACTAATTGCTAGAGATGAGAATCAACATCTTGTCATCACTCAAAATATTCTGAATAAGTGGAAAGAGGGTGATGATCCTGATATGGTACGTATTGCTAAGGAGGAAGAGCAGTGGTTTTACAGAACCTTTGAGAACGCAGTAAATCAAGAAAAACTTTGGGCAGAATATCTGTTCAAGGATGGATCTATGATTGGTCTTAATGACAAACTTCTTCAGCAATATGTTGAATGGATTGCCAATCGTAGAATGAAAGCAATCGGACTGAAACCCCTTTATGATGTTCCTGCGAAAAATAATCCTCTTCCTTGGACTGATCATTGGATTTCTTCAAAAGGTCTTCAAGTAGCACCACAAGAAACGGAAGTTGAATCCTATATAGTGGGTGGAATTAAACAAGATGTTACCAAAGATACTTTCTCAGGATTCCAATTATGATGAATGGTGTGAGCAGGAAATTCTGAACGCATACCGAGAAGCAGCAGAAAGTGATGAATTTCTGTTTGGTGATTACGATTATAAGAAAGAATGGTTAGAGGGTCGTTAAGACCCTCTTTTTTTATAAATAAAATTATAAAAACATAAAGAAACAATGTCTAGAATTACGGGAACTGATGCTTTCAATATGATGGAAGCATACAATGCGGTTTATGCTCCACAACAGATCACAGAAGAGCAAGTTTGGGAAGAAGTTGAAGCATGGGTAAATTCACTCGTAGAAGAAGGTTATGACCTGAGTGAGTATACTTGGGAAGATATGTACGAAGAGTATCTGAATGAAATGGGTCAGAGAGCAACCACTGGACAAATGACTGCACCTCGCAATGCTCCCACACAAGCAGCAGCAAAACCTACACCATCACCAGCATATAGACCTGCAGGAGGTGGAATGAATGGTATGAGAGGTTCTGGAAGAGATAGAACTTCTTATCAAACTAGTTCTTCACCTGGAGCACTTAGAGTAACCCCAACTCCAGGATCATATCAATCACCTTTTGCAGGTGCTCGTGATGCTGCTTTTGCCAGAGCAAGACAAATTCAAGGTTCTCCTGTAGTTGGCCCAAGAGTTGCAGCACCTGCATCAGCTCCAGCAAGACCTGTAGCACAAGCACCAGCAAGACCTGCTGCTGCCCCCACAGGAGGAGTAGCAAAACCAACCACTACAGCACCTACAACCGCTCCAGCAACCACTCCTGCTGCCCCTGCAAGATCTTTTAATCCTTTAATGCAGAGAACCTTTGGTTATCAAACTGGGTATGCTCCAAGTCAGATTAAGCAAGATCCTAAAAAAATGGCACAAACGGGATCACTGAGAAGCATTAGTTCTTCATTTGACCCATTTGATATTGTACAAGGTTATCTTATTGATGAAGGTTATGCTGAAACTGAAGAGGCAGCAGCAGTAATCATGGCAAATATGAGTGAAGAGTGGAAAGAAAGCATTCTTGAGTCTGGATACTTTCCAACTAAGGAATCTCAGAAGGAAGATGAAGCAAAATATAAAAAAGGTAGTTCAGAAGTAAAACATAGAACTGTTCAGACTCAGGCAAAACCAACACCATCAAATTTAAAATAAATTTATTTTAAATTTAATAATGATAGAGGGTCTCAGTACCCTCTTTTTTTATAAATAACTAAAAAAGTAAGAAAGAGAAATGAAGGATTTTAGCCAATTTTTGCAAGAATCATATTTAAATGAAGGTGTGGCACCTAATGAAAGAAGACCTGCAAGAAAAAGAAGAAGTGGTGGTTCTTCATATGAAGAAGAAAAGGCAAAAATTGATGCTCGTGAAGCAGAAAAAGCACAAAGAAGAGCGCAAAGAAAACCATCTGGTGCAGCAGCAAGACCAGATCTTCAATTTAAAAAAAGTACAGTACAAAGTCCAGCAACTCCAAAAAAACCTTCTGGTGCTGCTCGTGATGTCTGGAAGCAATTTCCTGGAAAAGCACAGAAACAATATGGTCTTCCGGAACCACCTTCAAGTAGAGTTCCTTATGGTAATAGAACATTATCTGGAAAATCTGAAGGACCTGCATTACCAGCATCTGGACAAACGCAAAAAGGTGATAAATTAGCAAAACCAATTAGTGCATTTCCCGATGCAATGGGACAGGGAGCATATGATGCTGCAAGAAGGCAGTCATCTACACCTAACCCCAAATCATCCCCTGGAGTAAAGCAACCTAACCCAAGAGTAACTACTGGAGTAAAACCAACAAGACCAACTCCATCTACAAATAAATCAACTACTGGCACTACTACTGGTGGTGGAAGAGAATTTACTCCATCTCTTGAAGCAGAAATTCGCCGCCAAAGAGCGGCAAGAAAAGAAGCAAGAGCAGCAGCATATGATGCCAAGACTAACAAATCTTCAAGTGCATTAGCAAAAAGACAATCATCAAGTTTAACAACCACGGGAAAACCATCTTCTTCTGCAATAGTACCAGCCTCAGATGTAAAACCATCCGGTAAATGGGCAAAAATAGGAAAATTTGCTGGTCCAGCATCCGCAGCACTTGATACTGCATTATCTACTGCAGATGAAAGAGCAAAGGGATCTGGATGGGCAAGATCACTTGCTAAAGGTGCTACAGTTGCCGCTGGAGGACTCGCAGGAGGCGCTCTGGGTGCTCTTGGAGGTGGTGGTATTGGTAGTGCTGCTCTTGGTACTGCTGGTGCTATTGGAGGCGCAGAACTTGCAGGAAGAGCATTCGATACTGCTGCTGGGGCGAATGCAAAAGAAAGAGCGGCAATGGCAAAGGCAAATCGTCAACGTCAAGCAGGAACTGCTATCAAAGGTATTGGTGGTAAAACAACCTTCGATACTAAAAAGAATACAATAACTACGGGAACTGGATCACAAAGAAAAACAGTTGGTCTTGCCAAAACTGGTGTAGTTCAAAGAGGTGGTCAATCAGTTGCGGGGCATCTTGCATATAAGGGTGGTAAAGCAGTTTATAAAGCAGGCCCAAGTGCTCAATCACTTGCCAAAACTTCCTCAAATCCATTAGAAAGAATTGGCAGATCTTTATTTGCTGGTGCATATAAAAAATCTGATGCTGCAAATGCTGCTAAGAAACTTGCTACGGCAAGACAAAATGATGCTGCTCGTAATAAGGCACTTGGAGTAAAAGCACTTCCTGGTAAGTGATTTTTATAAATACCTTTATAAAAAGGTATTTAATTTATAACCATGTCTAGGATTTCGCAAGACTTTATTAACAATCTTGGTTTTTTATATGAGAACATTCATGTAAAAGACCAAGATTTTTTAAATGAAGAATCTGAGTATTATGATGAAGAAACTGCAGAACTGACAGAAGATATTATTCTTTCTTTAGCTTTGGCAATGTTTTCTGAGGGTTATACTGCTGAAACTTTTGTTAAGTTTTTAGCGAGTTCTGATGAAGAAGTTATTTTAGAAAAATATTTAAGTACTGATATAAATTTTATTTCTGAAGAAGTAATTTATAATGATTTTGTTGAAGAGCAGTTTGAACTTCTTGAGGTTGCTGGATTAATAAAACTTTTAGGAAGAGGTGCCAAAGCTGCTGCTAGTGGAATTAAAGCAGGAGCAAAAGCAACTAAAGGTGCTGTTAAAACAGGAGTTGCAAAAGTAGCAACTGCTGGGGTTGAAAAAAGAGTTGGTAAACAATTCGCAAAAAGTACAGATCCAACAAGAACTGCTGCTGCTGTTGAAAAAATTGCAAAATCAAAAGCATCTAAATCTGGAATAAGTGTTCCACAAGGGACACTATCACCTAAACAATCGACTGAGTTATTAAAACAAGTAAGAACTGCAAAAGCAATTCAAGGTGTAAAGACTGCTGCAAAGGGTGCTTTAATAGGAGGTACTGGTGTTCTTGCTGGATATATGGGAGCAAAACTTGGAGGTGCAGGCGGAGATGGTAAGGTAGGTCCTGCAATTGTAGGACCAAAGATTGTAGGTCCTGCAATTGTAGGACCAAAGATTGTAGGACCAAAATCTTCATCTTCTTCAGGTGGTGGTGGATCTAATTCTTCAGGTGGTGGGGGTGGGTCTTCCACATCTCCTTCAGGATTTGCAAAACCAGTACCATCATCAGCAGCAGCACCTAAAAAATCAGAAGGTGGAACTGCGATGCAACAGTGGGCAAAGGCAAATCCAAAACTTGCTGCTAAGGTAAAACCTGGTCAGTCTGGATATGAAGAAATTTCTGCAATGAGAGATAAACCAGGTTCTAATGAAAAACAGGATCAAACTCCAACAACTGGAAAACCAGAAGCACAAATTGATAAATCATCTGTTGAGGCGGATATTGAGAAAGAACAAGAAAGATTAAAGAAAAAAACAGAGAAAACTACAACTAAAGAATCGTATGATGCTTATGATGTTATTCTCGAATATTTAATTGATACTGAGCAAGTTGATACTCTTGAAGAAGCACATTATGTAATGTTAGAAATGAATGAAGAAACAGAACTATCTTCTTGCTGAAGAAATTGAAGAATGGGTAAATGATCTTGTGGAGGAAGGATATGATCTTTCAGACTATACATGGGATGAAATCATTGAATACTATATGACTGAAACAAATAGAGGATGATTTGAATACAGATATTATAACACATTCAAAGGGGGCTTGACAAGTCCCCTTTTTTTGTCTAGACTACCTTTGTCCTGGTTGAAGATGAGGCTTTAGCTAATCTTAGAAGACTTAATGACCACACCATAAATCCTTTCAGATTCACTCATATAAAAGGTACCACCAATATTTGTATTATAATATTCTTCACTCATTAATACATTACGATTAAATTGTTCATAAGTTTCATAATAACTCATAGATTTCTTATGAGGACATAGGTAAAGTATTTCTCTAAGGAAATGTTCTTTACCTATTTTTTTTACATCTTCATTTAATTCATCACAAGAACCAAAGTAATTTTTCCAATCAGATTCTTCTGTTTTTCTTCTTCCTGTCTTTTTATTCTTTTGTCTTGTCCAAAAGTGTTTTTTACCAATATATTTTTTATTGTTTGTTAAGTTGGTAATGATATAAACAAATCCTTCCATTCCTTTGGGAACATCGGTAAAGACTTCTCCGTTGTACTGCCAACTCATAAAATTATCTTATAGTGTTGGTATTTAGACTTGCATTGTTGGTTGAGAGTGCTATACTGGTCTTCTAAACAAACCTAATGACTATGACCATTCTTGAACTGACTCTTCGCAATTCACATGATTGGGCAATTGATCGAATTCATTTTTTATGTGAACTGCAAGAAGATGAAAATGCTTATGCAATTCAATCAGAGTTTAGTGAATGGATGAATCCTGATATTTTCGAACATGATGTATTATCTTTGGAGTTTATTGGAGAATAGAATGACTTGACAAATCCTAAATACACCCTGTATTATGGAAAATCCCATAACAGGGATTATATCATGAGATTTTGATGTGACATTAGAGCCGTGGAGATTGCCTTTTGAGAAAAAGGTGTACCCCTTTCTCTATACGGATGTAGAGTTCAATTAAATTTAGTGCAAAACTTCTTTACTGTAGCCCTGCCCCTTTTGGCAACGGTTACAACCAGTACGGCAACACTGCCATCATCTGCTAGTGCTCCTTCATATTCCATTATTAAGGAGTTTGAATCAGAGAAGACAGCGATCCTAGAGGTTGCTCCCGAAAAGCCAAAAGAGAAAAGGCTAATTTGTAAAGGGTGTTCAGAATATGAAAACCTTGCTATTGAATATTTTCAAGAACAAGGAATTAGAGACAGAAACGCCCTTGCTACTATCCTGGGCAATATTAAGCAGGAATCTATGTTCGTGCCTAATATTTGCGAAGGTGGTAGTAGGACCAGTTATCGTGGCTGCTGGCGCGGTTACGGTCTGATCCAATGGACATCTGCCGATCGTTATTATGGATTGGGTGATTTTGCTAAAAAGTATGGTGGAGATCCATCATCACTTCAAACGCAACTTCGTTATCTAACAAATGAGGTTCAGTGGCAACGAATTGTAGACCGCATGAAAACTCCTGGTAAGTCTATTAATCGTTACATGAACTATGCGTATAGTTGGATTGGTTGGGGCATTCATGGTGCCCGCACTTCGTATGCTCATGAGTATGCTAACCGACTGATCACGGTAGAAGTTTGATACAATAGAATAATAAGGGAGAATTGTGTTTCTCCCTTTCTCGTATACATATAAAAGTAAAATTTACTGAAAAACATTATGTCTAATACAGTACAACAAATCACCGATGCAGTAACTGCTTGGCAAACTGAAGATGAAAAGTTTGTGAGTGGAAATAGTGCAGCAGGTACAAGAGCTCGTAAAGCACTTCAGGAACTTTCTAAACTCGTCAAGACTCGTAGAACAGAAATTACTGAAGAGAAGAACGCTCGTAAGGCAGCAAAGGCTTGACGGATAGGGTCTAGTACCTTATAATACTCTCATGGGCAGGCGAGGTTCCAACCCTTCCATAAGACCCGCCCCCTCCATGCCTCTCAACGATGCACAAACAGGAGGGTTTCTGGGACTGTCGCCTATTGGTTAAGGCCCACTGCTTATAACGGTGTGAAGAGGGTTCAATTCCCTCCAGTCCTACTTGATAATCTGATGATTATCATGTGAGCAAAGTCTCTTTTGGGCATATAGTGAAGTGGACTATCACACGGCTCTTCTAAAGCCTTATCCTTGGTTCGAATCCAAGTATGCCTGTTTTAACTAACATATGTGTAAGTTGTTGCTCTTATAAATAATAATAAGATATTTTGATTATATGAGAGAACATCACACTAAAAATAAAGGAGATTTGGGTGTATTAAAAGCGCAACTTGATTTGTATGAGAAGGGATATTTAATCCTCACTCCACATACGGAACATTTTCCATTTGACCTTGTTGGATATAAAAATGGAAAATTTTTAAGGATACAAGTTAAATATAGAACGGCAAAAAATGATAAGATAGAAGTTCCCTTTAGAACTTGTTGGGCAGATAAAAATGGAACTCATACTCAAGATTATGATAAAAATGAAATTGATATGATGTGTGTATATTGTCCAGATACTGATAAGTGTTATTATGTAAATCCACAGGAATGTAATAAAACATTT